CCTATAAATTTTTGATTTACTTTACCCTCTAAAATATCTTGTAATCTTTCTAAAACTTGTTTTTGAGTAACTTCAGTAAATTTTCCATCAACAGCTTTTTTCTGTAAAAAATTATTAATAGGATCAATCATATCTTTACTTAATCGATCTAATTCTTTTGCTGATTCTAACGCTGAAAATTCTATGGCTCTTATGGTATCTTCTGAACCTTTTAACGCTTCAAGTGTAAATCTACTACCTCCGCCTTGTGGAGAAAGTCCTAATCTTATTTTTTGAACTTGTCTTTCAATAAAACCTGGTGCGTACTCATCAATACCATTTGGATCTACTTTTCTAATTTTTTGAACACCTTTACCTGCACCTATTAAAGCTAAATTAAATAATGCACCCTCAGTTCCAAACTTTAATCTATTTTTTAATCTTCTAAATGCTTCATCTCTACCTTCTTTATCGACACTTCTATCCATCATAGTAATTGCATAAGGTTCTAATGATGTGCCTTTTGCTATATCAGCTAATGTTCCTATGTCCTCATCAGCAACAATTGCTTCTCCTATACCACCACCTATGACACCACCAGTGGTTTTACCCATAATTTTTCTACCAACGTTTGTTAGATTAAGACTTTTACCTGCTTTTCTAGCGGCTATTGCTCTTCTAGCAATACTTCTAGCTATTTTATCTCCTTCTTTTACACCTAATTTTTTTGCCTCTAATAGAGTTGCTCTTTTTGTTAAACCTCTTGCAATTTTTGTTCCTGCTCTTGCACCTAAAGCAAAACCAGAAACAGCAAGTGGAGCAATCTGAGTGAGCGCTTGAGTTATTTTACCAACAGTTCTTGATTCAGCTTCATCATCAAATGGGTTGACATCATCAAACCATTTTTCAACATCTCTAGCTGTATCGGTATCTCCAACTAAATCAAATATTTCTGCACCTAATGATACAAAACCTTTTGGTATATTCCATAAACCAGTTGCAACACCTGCTAATGCAGATTCAAAAAATCCTACATCATCTTCTTGACTTTCAGGTGAGTATTTATTTTCAAGGTCTGCAAAAGACTCTCCCTGTTCGTATATAACAGCCATGAGACCTCCTATTTAATTTTTATGATAGAGGGTTTTCCATCTTTTACTTTGTAAACTACTCCGTTTACATCATAATAAAGTCCATCAGCAACACCTTCTTTTGGTTTTTTAGTTTTTGGATCTATTTCTATTTGTCTTGCTTGTGCTAAAACTGCTCCCTCTTCTTCTAGAGCCTGTGCAACTTTTAAAGCTGGTTCTGCACCAATGGTTCCTTCTAAAGCTTTTGCCGTAGTATCAATTCTATCCATTTTGGTATCACCACTACTTGTAATCATTAATTTAGCTACATCTTTTTCGTCTAACCCTGACATTCTTGCTAGTGTTTTTATTTTGTCTGCTGTTGGATCATCCATTTGTTCAATTGCAGTTTTAACTGCTGCGAGTTTAATATCTCTGTCACTCGCTTTTCTAGCTGCCTCTGAAGCCGCTAGTCCTTCAATACTTGGAGCTGCTGCTCTACCAACAGCACCTAATAGATCACCTCCAGGTTGTGCTAAAAGATTAGCACCAAATTTAGCAAGCTGTAAATATCTTTCTCTAGCCGCATCCTCTGGTGATTCTCCAAAAGCCTCTGAAAACATTTTTATGTAGCTATCTATGGTATCTTTATCTGAAGCCTCTGTCTTAGCTGTAGCCTCACTTGTCTCAGTTTTAAGATTAGTTTTTTCAGTATCTCTAGCCTCAGGTAGTTTTATAGGATCTGGAATTTCTAAACCTAAAGCTTTTCTCTCAGTAATTTGTTTGTCCCTTTCTTCAAGTAAAGGTTTTTTAAAAAATTTTTCACCCTCTGGTGTTTTTAAAAATTGAGTAATTCCTTCTTGTTTTCCAAAAAAACTACCAGGACCTGTAGCTAAATCCTCAACATCAGCAAACATTAAATCTTCGTCTGCTTTTTTAACAGCATCATCATATTGTTTATTTATTTCTTCTAGAGTTAAAAACGGTTGTTGTTGAACTTTTTGAGCTTGTAAAAATAAATCTGGTGTTGTTAGGGGGCCTCCTCCATTTTGAAATCCAGGTCTTAATGACATAATACCATCATCGCTTCGACCTCCCATTCTAAACATAGGTCTTTTTAAAATACGACTCATCATGTTATCTCAACGCTCCAAATATTCCTGCTAATCCTGTACCTAATCCTATTGCAGTTTGTAATGGTGATGCTGGTGGTGTGGACGCAAATTGAAATTGTGCTGGGTATCCACCCAATAGTCCAGTAACACCCTGACCAAAAAATCCTAATCTTTCTAATGGTTCAAACGCTGCCGTTTTAGCTGCTTGTCTCTGTGCATCTAATACAGCTTGTCTTTGTGCTTGTTGCGCTGCACCTACTTGACCTAGTGTAGATATATCAGCTCTTTGTAATTGTGGAACCTGTCCTGCTAATCCTGTTTGAAATGTACCCAAACCTAATTGTCCTTGAGCTAAACCAAATCTGTTTGCAATATCTTGTTGTCTAGCTGCCTGTGCTTGTTGAAATCCTTGTTGTCTTAATTGTGCCTCTAGTGCGGCTCTGTCTCTTCCTGATTGTGCTTGAAACTCTGATAATTGCACACCTGTTCTACCAGCACCAAGTGCACCAATTCCTGCAGCTTGATCTCTTATGTTTTGTTCGTTGATTGCTCTTTGTCTATCAAACTCAGCTAATGTTGTATCAATAACTTGTTGTTGATATGGTGATGTAAACGCTGCTGTTTGTGCTGCTGTAGGCGCTCCAGTTAAACCAGCTATACCACCTAAAGTTTGACCAGCTGTAGCCGCTTGTTGTTGAGCAGCTTGTATGAAAGGTGCAAAAGATCCAACACCCGTTCCTGCTAGTGTTGCAGCCTGTGTTTGTAGTGCATCTTGTGCAGCAACTTGTGGTGCAAATTTAGAAGTATCTATTGGTATTGCAGTTGTAGCTGTTAACTGCTTTGCATAATCTTTACCAAGATCCTCTATAAACTGTGCGGGTAATGTTCTAGTTTCCTGTACTGCCATTATACTCTACTCTCCAAATCTTTCATAAGGTTATACATCTTATCTGCTCCCTTATCAATACTCCCTCCACCTGCTGCTCTCACAGCATCAGCAGTCATTACAAACTCATTTTTAGATAATCTTGCTGGCACATCATCAGCCTTTTCTTTGGCTCCTATTGGTACAAATCCACCGCCTCTAAGATCCATTTCTAGTCCTCCAAGGTTCATGATTCCACCTTCAGCTTTACCCTCAGCTTGAGCAGTTTTAACAGAGTTTATTTCTTCTTGTGATGCTCCAGTTACACTTGAAATAGTATCATCATCCATGCCTTTATTTAACATATCTTTTATCATAGCAGTTTTTTTATCTACCTCACCACCTTCTGCGTAAGTATCTGTAAATTCTGCACCAGGTAAGAATCTAAACTGTGGGTCATTCATTCTTGCAAGTCTAACTATCCTATCAATATCTAAACCTTCTCCTCTATCAACTTTTGATACATCAAAAGCATCTTCTTCCTCTTCTGCCTCTCGTCCAGCCAATAGTCCAGCTATACCAGAGATACCTCCTATTAAACCTAGTTGTCCTAAAGTACCCATTCCTTTAATTCTACCAAGTAAACCTGGAGTTCCAGGTATACCAGGCTGCATCTGTTGTGTGCCAAATAAAAATGGTAGAGCTTTAGTTTTTAAAAAACCTGTATCTTTTAAACCACCACTTACTTTAAATAAAGCAGCAGCTAAAGCTGCTTTACCTATAGGACTTTTAGCAACTTTCTTAACAGCTTTTTTAGCTTTTCTTACAATTTTACCTAAAAAGTACCCTTGTCTTGGTTCTTGTAAACTCATGATTCCACCCATGTTTCGNAGTTGTCTTTCCATTTGTAATCTTGAAATTGCCATAATTTATCTATCTTATTTTGTTTTACCTAGAAAATCAAGGCTTGGCATCACCACTGTCACGTCTCTTCTGATGTCCTCTGGTGATATACCCTTTGACTTCCATTCTTCGTCATTAGCGTATTCTTCGCCTGTTTTCTTATTTGTTATCTTTTCTATTATTTTCTCTGGTTTTATCTCTGTCATTATGATGTTACCTCTCGCGGCTGTATTTCTAATATTGAAGCTATGACGTGCAGCTCATTCGCGTCAGAAGCTTGTACCTTTAATATCTCACTTTCTTCCATTACAAGTGGGTTAGTTAAAAGCTCTGTTGTAGTAATCGTTGCTATAGTCTTTGTTTTAAATAGACTAAATATATTACCACTAGCATCCACCAAAGTAACATCTATATTGCAACCAGATCCTGAATCATTAGAAACCAATATAGATTTTACTACGGATGTTTTAGCACTTGGCACCGTATATAGTGTCGTTAAATTTGTAGTCGTTAAATCTGCTTTTTTATTTATAAAACTATTTGCCATTAATTTAAAAAGAAGTTTTGAGCTTCTACCTCATCCTTAAGTTCTTGTTGATACGTAGTATTTAATTTTACTATAATACCATCTATATCTCTTGTTTGTGCTTCGGCAACAGTATAGTCATACTGCTGTGATGGTCTTGTTAATACTTGTACTATCTTTGCCATTAGCTACTACCCATATCTTTTGCTGTACCACTACCACCCATAAAATCTCTATCATAACCAGCTTGATAACCACCTGTTCCAGCAGCTCTATTTTGTGAAGCCATGGTTCTTGTTGCTTGTCTTTGAGCAGCCTCTATCGCTGCAGCCTCTGCTGCTTTTGCTTTTTCTAGTTGAGCTAATCTTTGTTCAAGAGCTTTTGATTGTTTATTTTGTAATGTTTTTCTAATTCTAGCTATTCTTCTATTGTAAGCATTTTGTAATCCAGGTCCACCAAACATAGAAGATACATTATAACCTCGCATTAAATTTGCAGCATTAGGATTTTGTGAATAAAAATCTTCAGCCGCTTCATCAGCAAACTGTAATGCTGGATCTCTTTGAAAAAAATTTAAAGCAGAAACTGGTACACCCATTAACGTTGATAATATTCCACCACCAACTTTTTTTCCAAAATCTATTCCTCTTGTAATACCCGTCATTGTTTTATTTAATAAGCTATCTTGTGGATTACCTTTTGATAATATTGTTGCATCCATAATTCCTCTTCTAGGATTGTCTAAAAATTGAGGATTTTGTAATCTACTTAAAAAACTTGTTGGAGCATCAACAAAATTAAATCCTGGTATTTCTTGAAAAGATGTATCAAGTCTACCAGGTATGTTATCTACAGGTGGAAACATTTCTAAATTTTGTAATCTATTAGGCATGAATTCTGGATTCATAATTAAATCTTGATACATGTTATCTGTTATTGCCATTATCGTCTTCCATCTGGTTGTATATCTAATCTAAAAGTTCCTAGTTTCCAACTTTGAGATGCAGCAGTATTTGCTATTTTTAATGAAATAGCTCTAGCTCTTGCACGTGTATCTACTTTTTTAGTCGATGATGTTACGGTAAACGGTCCAAGTGCAGAACTAGCTTGACTATCATTTGGAAAATCTCTTAGTTGTAACGTAATTTGAGTATTACCTGTTTGAGATATAAAATCTGGTACAAACCTTCTTATCTTCATAATAAATTCTCCATCCCCTCTAGTATCTGCTAAACCTGTCATTTGATTGCCTACTATTCTTTGTGTTATGTCATAATCTCCAGATTCAATACTAGATGTAATTGCAGTTATAGTTCCATTTTTATTTTGATCTGTTCCTGTTTCGTGTTCATAGTAAGCTGTTCTACCCTCTGTGTTGCCTACAACATCAAAAGATGTATCTGTTGATGCATCGTATTCTAAAGCGTGTGGTTTAGTAAATACTGCAGAATCTTGCCACATGGTTCTAGACAAACTACCCACAGTCCATACGGGTCTTTGAGGTGATGAATCAAAATAATTATAAGCAACCATTCTATTTACGACAGAAGAACTTGCTTGCGGATAAAACCACATAACTTCACCAAACAAATTATTTAGCCCTGCAGATACCATTTGATTACCAGACTCTAAATTTATATCGTCAAAAACAAAATCCTCTACTAAACAAGGCAGTGATTCTAATTTACCAGCATATCTAAAGAAACCATTCTCTGACATCCAATAAGCTGCACCATCAACTTCTACACATGCATTCTGTCCTGCAAGTCCACAGTTAGTTCCAACTTGTGAAAAGGCAAATGTAAATGGTTGACCAACAAAACGTTGTGTAAATAAAGCGGTGTCAGTCCAAACATAAATTGCATCTCGACCTCTTATCGCTCCTCTAATCTGTGATCCATCAGCAAGTCTTTGTGTACCAGCGGTGTTAGTTGCTGTGGGCGTATACGTATTTATATCTTCTTGGTCAGAGAATCTAATAAACATATCATCTTGTGTAGCTACATCTCCAATGGTTGTTTCTGTTCCAAAAAATACTAAGTGACGATCGGGTGTTGATACAACCATGTGTCTTGATGCAGTTGGTGCTCCTGTTATAATCGTGCATCTTGTTTCGGTTGCGTTTGATAAACTAGAATCCCATTCAAACACTGCGCTATCGTGAATTAAACAAATTGCTTTGTCACCAAAATTATCTATTGACCACATACCAGGTTCTAATACTAAGTCACCTGATGCTGCTTCACCCCATGCTACATAGTTGCTTGAATTAGTTACTGTAGCTCCATCACTGTGCGCTGCTCTAGTTGTCCCTCTAACAGCTCTAGTAATTCCTGTTAAATTATTTCCTGAAACACCTGTATATGATATTTCTTCTGTGCCCACTAAAATAAAATTAGTTCCTGAGTCAGGAAAGTTAGTGGTGCTTGTAAGTGTAATACTTGTTCCTGATCCCCCTGTTCCAAAAGCATTGTCACCAAGAGCTCCATTTAAGGTTGTTGTAATTGCAGAACCATCTTCTCCACCCCAAGATCCAAGTCCCCATCCAAAACCTTTTTGTTGAACAGCAGATCCAACAGGATAATAATGTTGCACTCTAATACCACCTGATGTTGTTGCACCAGATCCAGTTTCATTTGACGGCATTGTAATTGTTATTGTTTCTGTTGTAGGAACAGAAGTTACCATGAATTTTTTATTATCAAAATCAGATGCACTAAAATTAGATCCTGTAATCGTAGTAAAATTATCTAATAAAACAATATCTTGTGGATTGATACCATGACCTGTTGGAAAAGTTATTGTAACAGTTGGTGATCCATTAGTCGTGGTAAATGCACTTGTAAGCGTTGTCGTAGTTTTAATCGGGTGTATGTCATAAAACACACCTCCAGAGTATGCATACAAAATTCTGTTTGTGCCAATAATCGCGTATCTTCTACCTAAACTATTAACAAAATGATGAAGCCCACGTCCAGCTCCAGTAAGTTCATTTTCATTAACATTACCTAATTGATTCCAACCACCTATTTTTTCTGGTGATCCATATCTAAATCTAACATTATCACAGTCTACCCACTGTCCTTCTGCTCCAGTTTCTGAGACTTGTTTATTTATACCTGGCTGAAAACCTATTTTTTGTAGCATAATTTACCACTATATAAGATTTTTTACATTTTTGTAGTGTTATATTAGAACCAAAAATCTGCTGATAAGCAATATCTTTTTTGTCTATCCTTATTAACTCCTGGAATGTGTGGTAAATTTGACGGAAAGATAAACCAACAATAAGGTTCTTTTGGTAGTAAAAACTCCTTGTTATCACATATAAATTTTGTGTGTGAGGATTTTTCAGGTATGTTAAGATATAATATACCAGATAAAGCATAAGCTCTATTTGGATTATGGACATGATACACGTCAGTTTTTTTAACACATTTATTATTTGTCACGTGAACCCAACTTGATATTTTATACTCATTAGGTAAATAATTTAAATATTGTTTACACCCTTGAACAAATGATTTTAACAATACTGTGTCTTTTATATCAAACCATTTTTGATAACTTGGTTTACTAGGATCTTTCATAAAAGGTAATTTATCTATTTGTTTTATAAAACCATCAACTTCTTTTTTATTTACACAAGTTGGCATTTTATAAATACCTAAAAATATATGTTCAAAATTATTAGACAAATTTGGGTCCTTTTACAAAGATAGCCATTGAGTCCCTAGAACCTCTAGTAACTGGATCTACTTTATGGTTTATATATGATTTAAACATTAAAACACTACCTGGGTTGTCTAATGTTTCTATATGTTTAGGACCATTCTCAAAAAGATAAAACTTGCCACCCTCATATTTATTTAAAGATGTATTAATAATTATAGTAAATTTAATATCAAAAACATGACTTTTTGATCCATCATGATGCCAATCATACTGACCCTTATTTTTACATAAATATGAATTTATATTCACACGATCTAAATTATTTAAATCATATAAATTATAACCAAAACACTCTGTGTTGACACATTTAATATTTTCATACAAATTATTTAATTTATTTTTAATGCTTTTCCATTCACAAAATTTAACAATAGAAGTTTTAGTTGTAGTGGCAGGTCTATCTGTGCTTTTAATTAAATTATCATCACAAATTTTTTTTATTTCTTTAAGATCTTTTGTATTAAAAAACTTATCCCAGCACCAATAAGTATATTTACTTTCCATTTCTTTTAAACCAGCCTGGTAAACCTATGTGTATTCTTCCATCGAAAAATTCATTTTTTTTAGCATCTGTATAATGTAAAAAAACTTGCCCACATTCATCTCCTTCAAAAGGTTCTCTCCAATGTTCTAAATCACAACCACGATAAATCAACATGTCACCTGGTTTTAAATCTACCTTAATGCCTTTTCTCCCTTCAAGTTCAGATGGTTCTACATATATTGGCCAAGGGTCACCGCCTAAGTTTATGGTAGTAGATATTTCACAACTAAATCTATCTTTGTGCCTCTTTAAAATATCACCTTTTTTATAAACTCTCGCGTAAGAATAAGAAGGGTTTAATTTTAATTTAGTTTCTTTTTCCATTAAAGGTAAAGATTTTAACATTAAAGTATCTAGGGCTATATCCCCATAAACTGCGTATGTGTCTGCAACTTGATCTCTATTTGTTTCGTAACCACCCAATAATGTTTCATAAGGAGAAATATATCTTTTTTCTATACAAGTGTCATAAACTTGTTTTTTTACCAATAGATAATTATAACAAAACTCTGCTAAATCTTTCTCTACGGCATTTTTAATTATTTTATATTTATTTTTTTTAAAACTCATTTTTTAAAAACCTCAGATGGCACCGCTTGAATATTAAAATGAATAAATCTAAAAGGTTTAATACCGTAATCTAAAACAAACTCATGTCTTAAATAACCAGGGAATATAATTAAAGACCCTGGTTGAGGTTTAAAATTAATTATAGGATCGTCATTAAAAATTTCATCACGACTGTGTTCTCTTAAATTTAATTTGGTGGCCATAGCTCCATTTCTTGGATCATGAAAAAGAGGGTAAGAAGTTTCAAACCCACATTTTAAAAAATAAAAACCAGAAACATGTTGATTACCGTGTATGTGTGATGAGTGATGTCCAGCTTTTTTTGCAAACTCTTGAACCCATAGCTCTGTCATTAAATAGTTATACCTATCAGTTTTAACACCTTGATCGTATAAATATTCTACTGATTTGTTAGCCACATAGTTTCTAAACTCTATAAAATCTTGTTCTTCAACTAAATTTTTAGAGTGATAAGATATTCCAAAATCACCGTATTCTTTTTTATGTTGTTTATTTTTTTCAAAATTTTTAGCTTCTTTTATATATTTATTAGAAACTTTGTTTAATGACTCAACAAAATTTAAATTTTGTTCATGCCATATAGAAGTAGAAAAACAATTTAACTTTTCCATATTATTTAAATGGTTCACCTAGGTGCCAAACAACTAGGCTATACCTTTTTCCTTTCGTTACGGGTTTAACTCTATGCCATACAAAACTAGGAAATACAACAATAGATCCTTTCGGCATTATTTCTGTGCAAAGTCTTGTGTAAGTAGGATCGTCTAAATTTCTACATTGAAACTCTAACTCACCCCCTTCATATTCTGAACCGTCCACTAATTGACATGTCATAGATAATTTTCTAATTTTTCCATTGTCTGGACTATTAGGGATATCGTATGGTTTATCCCAACTATCACAATGCCAATCATAATATTGATTTAATTTATACTTTGTAAATTGACAATTTTCAGCTCGACTCCATTCAAAATTCCAACCAGCTTTTTCATTTGCTTCTTGAACATAAGGCATTGTTTCTTTATAAATCCAAGTGTCGTTTAACCAAACAACGTTAGAATCTCTTTTTTTCTTTAAATCTTTTTCTTCCTCAAAAGTTAATGGCTTATTATTTTTATTTTCAAAACCCCCTGTAAGACCAATATTTTCTTTTTGATCAAGACCATATCTAACTAATTCATCACAAAAACGAGGTGTTAAAGCTGATTTAAAATAATAATAATAATTACATAAGTTCATAAGTTACCGTTAAAATAGAGTTTAATTGTTGTGAAGTATTTTTAGTTACATGATATCTTAGAGTAGAAGGAAACATTACAAAATCGTTATTGTTTAAAGGTATAACCCAAGACCTACCTTTTCTTCTATTATCATCATATTCAATACAAATTTTACACGAATCTTTTCCAACATTTACTCCATACAACATAACATAATCGGGTGAGTGTTTTAAATCCACAGGGTTTATCTGTAAAAAAGATTCTGATTGTTGTGGAAAATAAACATCTCCTAAAACATCTTTTTCTGTGATTATAATATTATGTTTTACTTGAATAAATTCTCTAACGTAAGTTATAATTTTGTCCCACTCTCTAGTAAAAGGGACACCTTTTAAATCTCTAGTTTGATGTTTTAACATTTTATAAAATATGTCCTCTCTATCTACTTCAAAAAATTTAGGCATATCTATTGAACCATAATATAAATCTATTTCTGATAGTATTTTTTTCTTAATCATTTTTAAAACCCTCTATTAAACAGTTCCAAGACGGGATATGAAAAGGCCAAGTCACATAAATATTATCTTCTTTTATCGCAATATTAGTTAATGTATCACTCCACTCTTTGTTAGTTTTTATGTCTAAATGTTTTGCTGTTAAAGATTTAACTTTTTTCCAAAAATTAGTGTTGTATTTTGATCCATTAGAATAAACAAAACATATAAAATTTTCATATTGTTTTGCTTTTAATTGTAAGTTTTCATTTACTTGATCTTCCGTCATATTTTTATTTATAAAATCATAAAAAAATCTGTTAACATTATCATAATAAGTTCCTGACAAAGCTTCCATAGGTTCATAAAAAATAGCTCTGTTACCATTTCTAATAACTCTATGATTTAAAAATTTATTTGCTCTGTATGCTTTAAATTTAAAATCTCTTAAATCTTTTTTCTCTAGATTTGATTTAAATATTTTATTAATATCTTTAACAGCTTCCTCTTCAGTAGTAATTTTATCATTGAATAAATAACCCCAACCTTGTCTAGTTGTTAAGGGTATACCAAACATCCAACCATTTTCGTGTGCCTGATGATATGTGTATGCCCAATTCCCAGGCTCTTTAATCATATTTACAAAACAACGATTTAAAGGAAGAGTATTGCATATGTGATAATCTGAATAGTCCTCTGGATAACCTCTACAATCAATTACATAATCATATTTTTCATTACCTTCATCAAATAAAACTGTTACCTCTTTTTCGGATTGTTGGTAATTTTTTACATTTTTATGTATTATTTTAAATCTTTTTCCATATTTATTTTTTGCTCTTTCAAACATTGAGTTTGATAAATTAAAATTATTAAAGTGCATTGCATACATGTTAGGTAATATGGGACTTACAAAATCATCATCTCTCCAGTTTTTATATAACACTCCAAACTTAATTGTTGCATCTATTTCTTCAGAATTAGTGAACGTATTATAATCAACACTCTCCCACAGTAGTTGAGGTAATTGTATATTGCTGCTTTCACCAATTCCTAATATGTCTTTTTTAGGATTAAAAATACAATGCACTTTTGCATCTGGCATATATCTTAAAAAATGTAACACAGACATTACACCAACTGTACCTGTTCCTAACACTGCTATTTTCATGGAAGATGATAACCTGTTTCTTGTAAAGTAAAATTTGCTGCACAAGATATCCTTGTACAGTTTGATTTGTAAGAGGGCACACTGTGTGGTAGTTTAGCAGGAAAAATAAAAAAATCTCCTGTTCTTGGTCTAAAATCTTTTTGAAATATAAAATCATCGTTATGTGGTCCACATATAAATGATATTGAACCAGGCCCTCCTCCAGTGCCTTCAAAATTGTTTTGTTCTTCTATTATTTGTTTTGGAACATCCAAATATAAAACACTAGACCAATTACAATTATTGTGAATATGTGTTGGATTACTATCTCCTGCTTTCATATAATTTACCCAACATTGTTTTACATATATGTCAGTAGAATGACTTATGTTGTAATACTCGTTGTAAGCTCCCATAAAAGCTTCTAAATAAGGTTTAACAATATTTCCAAATAATACATTGTCTAATGTATATTCTTCTTTTATAACTCCAGCTAACCTTTTATGATGAGACGTGTTTTTGTTACAAATTGATAATAAAGATTTAATATCTTTATTTGACAAAATTGTTTTAAACAAGAGCGGTCCCCAAAAAGATATGGTGTAATCTATTCTTCTATCTTTCATACGTAAAATAATATACTTAATTTAACTATTTTTTCAAGTCAAAACTATAGTAACCAGATAGTAAGTATCTATCTCTATTATTTGGACAAGGTTCTCCTTTGTGAGTGTGTGTAAAATATGCAGGCCAAACTGCTAATTTTCCTTTTTCTGATTTTATAGTTTCCCCATTAAAAAATTTTGTCCCACAGTTATGATTTGATAAATAAATTTGAATTGCTAGTATTCTTAGTGGGGATTCAATTCCATGTTCTGAGTGCCAACCTTTGAAATATTTTTTTGGTTTAAAATGTTTTACCCTAACCTCATTTAAAAACCATTTATCTTTTGTATAGTAAATTTCTGGAAATTTATCAGTATACAATTTTACTACGTCATTTAATTTATTATTTAAATTACTATTGTTTATTGGGCAGGAGATATACCCACAACTATCATCAATAATTTTATTATTTTTATTGTAAGTTTCTATAAGAGAATCACAATCTTTGTCACTTAAAAACTTTCTAACAACAAGTGTATATTCTAACATTAATGAGCTATGCTATTTAATATCCAACCTGTATTATTATCTGCTTGATAGGCATCTTCATCCCACACATAACCATGTGTATGAGTGCCAGCATCAATTTGAGACTGTTGCTCTGAAGTTAAAGATGGTTTTTCTCCTAAAGGAGATTCCCAAGAAGCATTTGCCACATTTTTTACCCAACTCGCATAGGGTTTTTGTGGCCAAAATATTTGATTACTAGAATCCCATGTTCCACCTATGCCAGCAAAATTTCCTCTAAATGCAGTTCCGCCACCTCTATGAGAGTTAGCATAAGTCCAATAAGAAGTTTTTATCCATAAATTAGCAGGCCAATTATTGTTGGCCTCTAAAAATGCTTGACCAATTGACTCTTGTTCATCTCCGTTTTCATCTTGACAATCTTTATTGTCAACAACTACAACAGATAAAACTTCGTTTTCCTCTGATATTTTTGCAAAGTGTGCCATAATAATTATGCAGCAGCTGTTTTGTACGCTATAAG